GGGTATTCCTGTATCACTTATGCCTAGTGCATTTGATACAGTATCAACAATCCGTAGCCGTGAGGGTATCAAGATTGAGGAAACCGAAATGGCTTACTTCAAGGAGAGTATGCTTGTTAAGGAAGTTGACGAGCAGGAAATCCTTAGAGTTAAGGAATCATCTGATCCTTACGCACAGGACGTTCTTAACCGCATCTATGATGATGCTAATACTCTTGTAGCTGGCGCACAGGTAGTTCCTGAGAGAATGATTATGCAGTTACTTAATCCTACAAACGGTCATCCCTCAATCAGCATTCAGGCTGATGGTGCTACATATGCTTACAACTATGATCCCGATGGTTCATACGCTACAAACAACTATGAAGCACTTGAAAGTACAGCTAAGTGGGACACAGCAGCAGGCAGCTCAACCGCAGACCCCGTTAAGGATATTCAGGACGCACAGGACGCAGTTGAATCTAAGACAGGCACAAGACCTACAATCGCTATTATGAGCCGTGATACCTTTAACAAGGTTAAGGCTTGTCCCACAGTTCGTAGTTATATCCTTGCTCAGAATGTAAGCGCTAACGTAATGATTACCGATGCAAAGGTTAAAGAGTTATTCCTTACCGAGCTTGGCGTAACCATTATCGTTTACACAAAGCAGTTCAAGACCGAAGCAGGTGTAACCACTCAGTTCTTTGCTGATGGATATTGCGCACTTATCCCTGAAGGCGCACTTGGTAATACTTGGTTTGGTACTACACCTGACGAGCGTACACTTATGGGTGATCCTAACTATGATACAGCACTTGTTGATACAGGCATTGCGGTAACAGTTACAACCACTAGTGACCCCGTTCATACTAAGACTACTGTTTCTGAGATCGTACTTCCCTCATATGAGAGAATGGATGAAACATACGTTATCAAGGCATACTAATGTCGGGAAGGAGTAGCCATGAAGTTTGAATACACAGTAAAATTTAATGGCAAGCGCTATTTCCCGGGAGAGGATGTTCCTATGGAAGAACCTAAAACTGAGCAGGAGCAGGTAACTGAAGAAGTTATCGTTGCCGAGCCTGTTAAGGAAGAACCCATAGAAGATAAGGTTGTTGAACCCAAAAATAAAGGCAGAAAGAAGAAATCATCTTAACAGAAAGGGGGCGTAAGCCCCCTGCTGTTGATTAAGGGAGGCTGACGGATGGTTGATATAAGCGAATTAAAAACACAGATAGCCAACCTATTGATGGCAGAGCTTGGTGATGATGATAATTTTAACCCTAACATATTGCTCAGTAAGGTAGAACTTGCGATTAGGGACGTTATGGCAAAACGTGAATATGGCAACAGCCATTACACAGACGCAAAAATCCTTGAAGAACTTTCTACAAGGTATTTTTCAACTATAACAAACCTTGCAAGATACGATTACAACCAGACAGGAGCAGAGGGTCAGAAGAATCACTCCGAGAACTCTGTTTCAAGGACTTGGTACGATAGGAACAAGCTGTTATCTGATGTTCACGCATTCGTCAAAATCTTTTAAGGGGGTGACGAATATGCCAGACATTACAATAACACTTGCAACACTTATTTCTGTTGTATCTGTTTCTGCTGCCGTATTCTTTGGAATCAAGTCTAAGAAAAGGGCTGATGATGAAGATGTGGCAAAGAAAGCTGAGGTAATAGCAAGGCTTGATGTAAAAATGGACACTCTGACAAAGAACTTCACAGAATTTGCAAATGACATTAAGTTGCAGATGCAGGATATGAGAAAGAACTTTGAAGAAGTCCAGAAAAAGCAGATAGAACAGGAAGCAACATTGAAACATTTAGTACAGAGGATTGAGAAGTTAGAGGGTGTTTGATATGCGTACTTTGAAAAAGAATAAGCAGACAATCTATTACGCCCTGAACCTCGGCAGGGAAACGGTAAGCACAGAGGATAAAATAATCGTAGACGGGGAAGAAGTGTATATTGACGAAGGCGATTACACAATGACATACTCCGTTCCAGAAGCCTTTTCAGCCAACATAAGTTTCTCTGGTGGTGATTCAACGGACGTAGAGTTTGGGCTAGATTTGTCAGCTTATGATGCAATCATTGTTACGGATTTGAAAGCATACCCAATAACCGAAACAAGCCTTATATGGTTTGAGACAGAGCCACCTACATCACAGAGCGATGGCGCTACGGCTGATTATAGCGTAGTTGCAGTTAGGAATACTCTGAATCAGACCAAGATCATTTTGAAAAGGCGTGTGAAAGATGGTAATTAGTGGGAGATTAAGTTCCAATGATCTTAGAAGCATGGCTGATGAGGTAAAGCAATACCTAAGTGACTTGCAGAACAAGGTTCGGAGGTTTACTTCAAGGCTTGCAGATATAGGAATCAGCGCTGCTTTGAATGCAAATTATGGTTCGTATGCGTCTTACATAGTCTTTACGAAAGAAAGCACTTCGGAAGGCTACATCATAGTTGCAAGGGAAACATCTTTGCTGACAGCCGATTGGCTTGGTCACGAAAATGTAATGATAAGTCCTTTGCTTATGACAGAGTTTGGCTCTGGAAATTATGCCGTTTATTGGGAAGGTGCTGATGGCACTACTGATAAGCAGCTCCCAGATGGCACTCCGATAGGCAGAGGTTCATTTCCTAACCAGAAAAACGCTTTTAAGGAACAATGGCTTTATAGAGACACGGATGGATTTCTCCATGTAACCCGTGGTTTTTATCCCACCAAACCATTACATACAGCCGTAGTAGAAATGATAGCACAAATAAACGCAACAGCAAGGGAGGTGTTCGGAAATGGCTCAAACTGATTGGGTATTCAGTATTGAATCAAAGATATACACAATCATTAAGGCAAGGCTTGAAAAAGCACTTAAAACCACTTATCCGAATCTGTTAGTCACTCAGCAGCAGAAGATGAATGACAACACTTCAATCCCTACTGTATTCATAAAAATGCTTGATAGCCCTGAAGTTGGACAAGACCTTGACAATGCTACTATCAACGCTATGTTAGTTTATTTTGAAACTCACATTACCGTAACAAAGGATATGGGATTGACAGGGTTGAGAAAAATATCAGAATCGGTGCTTGGAAACTTTAAAGCATTACGATTTAACATAGGGTATCGTGGTACTGTAAGGGAAACCTCAGATACCTACACTCTGGTATCTCGATTCAATAGGGTTATCGGAGCAAATGAAGAAATAAACTTTTAACTTTTAAGCCTGTAAGGGCTTATTTTTATTACTCACAAGGAGGAAAAAATCATGGCAGATGCTACAATCATGGGTCTTTCAACTCTTGGTATAACCTTTGGCTATGGCGTTGAAACAACAGCAGGCACAAAGCCCGCTACATTTACCCAGCTTCACAGAATCAACAATATCGGTGGAATCACAGTAACACCCGCTACCATTGATGCTTCAGCACTTGAAGATTATGTAACTAAGACAGTTGCAGGTCGTGGTGAGACAGGTGGAACTTGGACAGTAACAGTAAACTTTACTGATGAAACCGAAGATGAGTGGTCAGACCTTATTTCAGCATATCAGACAGCTAAGGCTTCTGGTCTGAATATGTGGTTTGAAACAATCGCTCCCAATCTTACAAAGGCATTCTTTGTAATTGCACAGCCCCCGGAGGCAATTCCTATGCCTGAAATGGCACAGAATGGTCTTATGACCGTTGAGTTCCCTCTTGTTATCGTTGATCCTAAGGGCATGAGCGCAAAGGTTGCTTTTTCGTAATACTCAATTTAGTTTTCAAGGGAATTATGGGCGGGGAAACCCGCCCTTCCTTTGATATTTGGCATGAAATGTCAGAAGGGAAGGTAAAAATAATATGATGACATTAACAGTTGGAGATAAGGAATACAAAGTTAAATTTGGCTACAATAGTTTCTGCGACAGCGATTTACTTGATCGTACATCAGATGCTATGGGAATCATCGGAGAGTTACAGAATGCCGAAGAAAAAGAGAGCATGGAAAAAATAAGAAAACTTTTCACTTTGACAAGAGATTTGCTTTTTGAGGGTTTTAAGAAAATGAATCCCGTAGCAAATGTTGATGCAGTTGGAGATATTCTTGACGATTATCTTGAAGAAGATAAAGAGAATCATGGTTTGCTTGATGTATTCACTATGCTTGCACAGGAACTTTTAACAGAGGGTTTTTTCGGAGACCTGCTGAACAAATCGAACAAGGCTATGGAGACCTTGAAGAAGCGGGCAGCATCGAAGAAAAAATAACTTATACAGAATTGTTTTACAATGACATACTTCCAGCATATGTAGCTTTCGGATTGACAAAACAGGATGTTTTAGATGGTTGTCCTAAAGAACTTGAATATGTTTTCAAGGCTCAGAAACTACGGAAAAGGATGAACGATATAAATAATTGGGAATTAGGTATGTATATCGAATCAGCCGTAGCAACAGCCGTAGAACATAACCTTGCAGGATATAAGGCAAGGTCAAGTTATGTCAAAGAACCATTCTCAGAAACCGTTGAAAAACGTGAGGATGAAAAACAACTTAAAGATAATAATAAACTTTTGATGGCAACATTACAGACTTGGGCTACAAATTGGGAGTTGACACATAAAACGGAGGGCAAGGGAAATGGCTGATTTAGAAACTTTACAGATACAGATAAAAGCTGACGCAGATAAGGCGTATAAATCCATCAATAATCTTGCCGTAAGTTTAAGTAATTTATCGGTTTCTATAGCTAAAATAGAGACAGGAAAACTTAACGATTTAGCAAGTGGACTTGACAACCTTGTTTATTCATTAAAAACAGCTAAACAGGCTGTTAAAACCACAGACTACACAGCCATAGTTAAGAACTTTACAACACTTTCAAATATTGATACGGCAAGGCTTACAAACCTTGCCGGGACTTTAGATATTCTTGGTAATTCATTTATCAATATGACAGCCGCTAATGCCGCTAACGCATCTGTCAAGGATATGGCATCTGCTATAGGCAAACTTGGTGGAGTTAAGGTTGAAACAGCAATAGCCAATATACCAAGACTTGAACAGGCATTAGCACATCTGCTTACTACATTTTCCAGAATCCCTAACATCAATCAGAGCATTATAGATTTTGTAAACAGCTTATCGAATCTGGCAGCACAAAGCTCACATATAGCGCCTGCCACAAAATCTATTGACAATGCGCTTGAATCATTCGGAAATACAGCTACGAGGACAACAAGAAAAGCCAAAAGTTTAGCAAGTGTTATTGGTACGCTTTATGCTAAATTCTGGTTGTTCATGCGTGGTGCCACGGCTCTTAAAAATTCTTTTAGGAGTGCAGCAGATTACCTTGAAGCATTCAACTACTTTGATGTAACGGCAAGGAAGATTGGAAAAGACACTTTTTCTAAAGCAGGCGTAGGATCGGCAGAAGAATACGCTGAAGCATTTACCGAAACATTACAAGAGAAATTACATAAAATGTCTGGTCTTGAACTTGATCTTGAACAAAGACTAATCAAGACTACAAATGCTAAATCTCTTGGATTAAACCTTACAGAACTTACTCAGTATCAGGCATCCATAGCATCAATCACAAACGCTATGGGTAATTCACAGGAGATTGCACAAAGTACGGCTAAAGCCTTTTCAATGCTTGCCGGAGATATGAGTTCATTAAAGAATTTAGATTTTGAACAAGTATCTCAAAACTTACAGAGTGCCTTGACAGGACAGGCTAGGGCGCTTTATCGTTATGGTATTGACCTTACCTCCGCAACATTGGAACAGTACGCTTATGCCAATGGAATCACAAAGTCTGTTTCTGAAATGACACAGGCTGAAAAGGCACAGTTGAGATTGCTTGCTATCCTTGACCAAAGCAAGGTTGCATGGGGCGATTTGGCTAATACCATTAACTCACCGAGCAATCAGTTAAGAATGCTACAGACAAACTTGAAGGAAACAGGTACAGTTTTCGGTCAGTTATTCATACCGATAATGGAGAGTGCATTGCCTGTCCTCAATGGCTTGTCCATGGCTATCAAACAGTTACTTGTTGATATTGCCGAGTTATTGGGTATTAAACTTAATCTTGACAGTTTCGGGCAGTTTGGTGATGATATAGACGCTGATGTTGATAGCATGGAAGAACTCAACAAGACGATGAAAGAAACCCAGAAGGGTATTCGTGATTTTGACGAGTTGAAGGTTATCAACGATAGTAAGAAAAAGGGTACAGGTGTTGGAGATCAGATAGACCTTACCAAACAGATAATTGATGCCACAAATGAGTATGAGAAGGTTTGGGATGAAGCATACGAGCGAATGAAAAGCAAGGCTTCAGAGATTGCAGCATATATTAGCGGCGCATTTGAGCCTATTAAGAAAATCATTGAGGACTTCCACATTGGAGATTTCTTTAAGGCAGGTGAAGATGTATCGGCTTTAGTTGCATCCATCTTCAATTTTATTTCAGAAGCCATTAACAGTGTTAATTGGACAGAGTTAGGCAACAAGATAGGCGAGTTCATCAAGGGCATTAATTGGACAGAGATATTAAAGGGAATTGGCAACATAATCGGTAGTGCATTACAGGCAGCCCTTAATCTCTGGCAGGGAATGTTCGATGTTGCTCCATTTGAGACAGCACTTCTCACAGGCTTTGCTGTACTGAAGTTTACAGGCTTTGGAGATATAATAAAGAGTGGACTTAGCAAGGCGTTAAGCAAACAGATTAAAGCCGCAGGACTTTCAAAGGAGTTTTCAGCAGCACTTGGAAAGTTAGGTTTAATATCCGTAGGAATAAGCCTTGCATTGACTATTGATAATGTCAAGAGTATTAAAGCAGGTGAGTATTCACCATTTAGCTTAAAGGGTTTGTTAAAGACAATGATTAGCTCACTCTTTGGTGGAGCAGGTATCAGCTTATTGGCATCCTCCATAGGTATTGCGAGTGGAGCATTTACTTTCGGTATCGGTGCTGCAATATCACTTCTTGTAACCCTTGCTGTAACAGGTGCGGCTATGGACACACCATACGAAGCTGCAAGGAAAGTATGGGAAGAAGAATATGCTTGGGTAGACGAAAACAACCTTGACAGGATGCAGATTAAAACCGATATTGAACTGCATCAGGGCGAAATCGATACTCAGTTCTTACAGATAGATGATTTAGCTGACAAAGTTTATGACTTGTCTTTAAATTATGACAAACTTACAGATGGCGAGAAGGGCTTACTTAAATACTATTCGGATGAACTGATTAAGGTAATGCCTGAGTTGGCTAATCAGATAGACACAGTTACAGGTGCATACAAGGGAACAAGAGAAGAATTAGACAAACTCATACAGAAGCAGAAAGAGCAGATAACCGTCAGTGCTTATCAATCCAATATGGCTAAGTTGGCTGAAGGTATCAGTTCGGCTAAGTATGACAAGAGCGAGTTAGAGTTTCAAAAAGGTGTTGTTAATAGGCAGATAGACAGCATAAGAGACCGCTTTAAGACATACATGGGGGATGACTTCTCCGAGGAATTATGGACTTATGTATTACAAAGCAACATGAGAGAAAATGAGGGCAAAATTTTAGATTATCTTGCCCCCGATGTTGATGAATATACAAAGTCAAAAGCATTAAGAGCCGTTTGGGATAATATGAACGGTCTGGGAGACCTCATAAGTGCTTTAGTTCATAAGGACGAACTTGAAGAATCACTATCAGCAACACAATCTACACTTTCCGATCTTGAACGTGAATATAATTACTATGCGGATGAATTAGGTAAAATCCTTGGTGAAAATGTACCTGAGATAATCGAGGATGCAAATAAAACCGCAACAGACATACAGAAACACTCAAAACTTCCGAAGGCAGTACAGACAACTTTGGATAACGTAACTCAGACGGTTAAGACAGATGGCAAGGCATCACAGACCGAAATGAACACCTTGTTTACCAAGATAAACAATGCGTTTGCAGGTTTAGGTGATGGCTCTGTTCCTGCTGAAGTACAAAAAACGATTGATAATATCAAAATTGCTATCATACAGGGATCACCTGAGATAATTGCTCTTATGGAGCAATTAAAACTTCAGATGGAAGGCGTATTTGAAAATGCGTTGTTTACCAAAGACGGCAATCTCTTATGGAACGTGAATGGTATTTCAAAGAGACTTGATACGGACTTTAACAAGGTTGAAGAAGCATTACACAACAACGCTAAACCCGGAACTAAGACACTTGGAAATGACTTGCTTGAACTGTTTGGTG